CTTCTTTGGAGCCCTTATCTAAATATTTTCTAATAGTGTTGATATCTACCTTATCTCCCGGAATTAAACCCGTATTCCCAGGATGGACAACCTCTACATACTTTATTAGATTTTTAGCAATAATCTCAAAATGTCTTGGATCTAAAAAGTCTGGGTACGTATCTCTTAGCTTATCGGATAGATAAGCCCTGCCATCCCCTATACCTCTAAGAGCAACTAGTTTTCTTGGGTTAATAATCCCAGAAGACAGGGCTTGTCCCGGTTTGACTTTATCACCTATATTTACTTTAACTTCTTGTTGAATAGGTACGAAATGCATCTTCTCATTTACATAGACGTGGGTAGCACCGAGAGGCGTTTTCTTTATAGAAGACACCGTTCCATTTATAGTAGAAATTGTGGCCTCGTCTTTAAAGTTTTCAGCCGGGTTATTGAGAAGATTAGCCGCTTGTTCGTAGATGTTACCCTTACGTTCTCCTACCGTAGCCTTATGTTTAGTACCTAGCATGGCCTGAGTCAAAACTTCAGAAACGCTCTGAGCTGCTATGACGCCTATATTGGTACCTATCTCTGGTAGCTTTCCCGAAGCCATTAATCCGAAACAGTGTTGACATACCCCATCCTTGGCCTCGCATGTCATAGCGCTTCTTACCTTAATCACACCGTCTGTCGACATACTTAATTCAGCCAGCATAGGCTCTGTAATAAGAGAATTAGTACCTGCCGTGTATCTTCCGAGCAGATTCTTTTTGTCCTTTATAGATACTGGTATACCATTCTTCGTCTTGCAGTCCGGAATAGTAATAACTTCATGAAAGACGGTTGGTGCTAGTTTTTTAAATAGAGCCCCGGGTAGTGCTGTGCTCAGTTGAGACATGACCGTGGAACTGCGTCCCATATAGCTCAAGGCAATATGCTCTGCCGGCTTCATGCCTTCGGCAAAACTACGTTTGATAACGAGAGGGATCAATTCCCCTTTTACGTTTAGAGACATGAGAGGGCTAGAAGTACCAGTGGCTAATTGCATTGGATTACCTCTGGCCCCAGTCTTAGCCATCTTAGCTGCCATAGAGTTTTGAGAGATAAGATAATCTATATTTTGCTTCTCAATTCTAGTATTGTACTCTCCGGTTAAGTTCATCAGTTTCTGATTCTTTATCGCCTTGTGATCATTAGAATGCATAATATGTCCGGCTTTTGTATCAAATTCCCGGATAATAGCGTGCTTTTCATCGCTGTCATTAATGTAGTCACTTAGGGGAGTAGTGGCTCCTATGGTCGTAGCTTGATTAAAAAACTTTTTAGCTAAACCATTGATAAATTCTCCCGCCTCTGGCCCCCCGTCTTTTAAAAGCGAAGATACTAAAACGTCTACAGCTTTTTTATCCAAAGGTGTGTATATATCAAAATTATTTCTCGTCTTTTGAGTAGGCAGGGAATGTTTGATTAATATAGCCCCTGCTGTTGTTAGTTTTTCTGACATGATGCTATTTTAGCAGAAGAACGAGTTTAAGTCTAGAAATTACAATTTAAACAAATTGTTGGTATAAGACTAGTACCTAACCTTTTACCGCCCCTTTCTTTTAACGAGAGCCACTCATGTCAGACATACGCCAAGAACTTTTAGATCCCTCGAAAATCTCTACTGCCAGCAATCCGCCGGAATTGGAGAAAGTCGTTACGCCGAAGCTGGAAAAATCTAAAACCTCGAAAAAATCAGAGGTCAAAGAGATTGGTAGGGAAACAACTAAAAAATCTGATAATATTTTTGTGGAAATAACGCCAGACTCTTTTATGGCTAAACATCCCAATTTTAAATTCAGGATTGGTTTTAAAGAAAATGAAGTAACGCAATTTTCTCCATACTCCAAAGAATTTCATAGTTCAATAAAAAATTCGGTCTTACAATTTATCCCGGTTGCCCCTAGGTATACTTCAGATTATGACAATGGATTACCTCTGTTTCTTAAAACTAAAAATATGTCTACTGGACTTAGTTCTGTAGGTAACATAATGCATATGGACTCCTTAGAACATGGATTCGGTGGAGGATTTAAAGAAGTTTCTAAAGGAACGCCTGGTATAGACAATGACAAATATGTCCATTATAGCCCCAACGGGTCTTTTTATGAATTAAAACTGGCTAACCTAAAAGATAAACTTTCATCTAAAAGCTTCTCGGAATATATAAACATCTTCAAACGAATTTGTATTTCTTCTGAAGAGTTAGCAGCAGACGTAAAAGGTTTTCTTAGAACGTTCAAGTGTAATTTTCAAGTTAATGGCTATCACTATAAGGATATTCTTACTGCTTCAGCTGCAACAGAACACACTTCATGTATTAGATTAATAAATATCTACGAAGCTATTCCAGATAAAGCTTATTGCTTCTCGTTCTTAGCATACATGAACAGGGATCCTGAACGCGCTAGACTATTTCATTTATGGTTAAATGAATACACCTACGAGCAAAAGGTGGAGACTATTAGTCTTTGCCCCTTCTATGCCTCCCACATGATATCTTATACTCTTGCCAATCTACTGATGCCACAAATAGGTATACAGATAGATCCTTTAGGATTCTCTAGAATAAACATGGTTGTTGATGGAAAGGAAATATCTTTCTCTTCTGTTTCAGCCCTTACCGTTCTGGAAGATCTATTTTCTATGAAATTGACTACTAGAAGACATAATGGGTATGCAACAGAAGCTGTAGCCTTTGGCGCAGAAAACAATTTTAGTTTCGAAGGGATAGGGCTAACTAACTTAAGTACGCTTAGAGGGAGGGCTCGTGGATACTTTACAGAAAACTCAAATTTCAATAGCCAACCCAACCTACTAAAAACTCTAGGTTCATTAGTAAAACGTGGCAATTATGGGTCATTTCTGAATGATCCTGTAAAATTGAAAAACAAGGTACTAACTGCGATCTATGATGGGATCAAAAACGGGAATGACAACGACTTTATAAGCCCGTTTAGAAAAATCCTGAATTCTACTACCATGCATCAGACTTGGTCGGAAATATTGAGAACACGGCAGGATCAACTAATTGATGGAAAACTAAAGGTAAGCTCTGAAAATTTACAAGACTTACTGGGCAGGCCTGGGTTTGCAAATAAACTAGTGTTTGCATCCACTTAGCCTTAATGCTAAAATAGAAAGAGCCTGAAGTTCTGGGCTCTTTTTTAGCTAAAATCCGCAGTTCACCCATGCCACACCCACTTACCGGACGAGAAATTCTCTTCACTAGACAGAGCCACGACGCCAAGAGGGCGGGGTTTCACTATGATTATAGATTGGTGCTAGGTTCCCATGCTTATAGCTGGGCCACGAAGAAGAGCTTACCAAAAATTGGAGAGTCGATAATTCTTTATGAACAGCCAGTTCACACCAGAGATTATGCACTACGTAAAAGATTAACAATTCCTGAAGGAAATTATGGTACGGGCACCGTTTCTTTAGATTTCATTCGCAAAGCTAAGGTTGAACCAGAAACCGAAGATGGAAAAATTGTATTTACCGTAACTAGTGGTGGTGAAAAAAATAGATTTTTAATAAAAAAATTAGACTCAGCTAAATTCTCTGATAAATCTTGGTTGTTTAAGAATCTTGGAGTGAAGCCAGAAAATAAGTATTTGAAAAAAATAAATGGCAAATAAATCCAAACTTAGAGAGGCAGCTAAATTAGCTGGACTACAAAAATTTCAATCTGATTCAGATTGTCGTAAAGGGCATCTTTCTCCAATGAGATACACGGCTAATAGTAAGTGTGTTTTGTGTGCCTTGGCATTTAGAAAAAATTATTATGAAAAAAATATAGATAGAGAACGCCTTAATGGGGTTATATATGGTAAAAAATATTATGCAGAAAATGCGGAAAAGATAAAGCCTAAGGTTAAAGAATATTCGTACCAAAAATATCATTCAGATATAGAAAATCAAAGACTTGTAAAAAGAGAGCAAGCTAAAAAAACTCGATCAGATCCAATTAAATTGGAACGTATTAACAAAGGTTATAGAGCTAAATATAGAAAAAATCACAAAGATTTAGCGTGTGCCGAACGTGCGTTAAGAAGATGTAGAGAAAAACAACGCACTGTGTCTTGGGCCAATTTAGAAAAAATCAAACAGCTATATAGAGAAGCACGCAAATTAACCGAAGAAACGGGTGTACCACACCATGTAGACCATATTATACCTTTACAAGGCAAGTTAGTAAGTGGATTACACGTTGAAAATAATTTAAGAGTTATTCCTGCTAAGGAAAATATCTCGAAGCACAATAGGTTTGAAATAGAATGAACAAGTATTTAACCAAGATTGCATCCTCTTTAAAAACTAAGAAAGAAAAGGCGCAAAAAAACAAGAAGGTTAGCATGGACTCTCTAAGGGCTCAGTTTAACAAGCCTCCGAAACTGGGGAATGCTAAGTTGAAGAAGGTCGTACAGGCTAAGAAGAAGAAGTCGTGAACCGTTACTTAGTTAAAATCGCCAGGCAGAAGGCTGAGGAAGATAAGCCTCATGTTATCGCTGCCCATAAAAAATTAGACGACAGTAAAGGCCTCATAGTTCACTGGGGAACTGGGGCGGGTAAGACGAAATTTTTCTTGGATGCGGCTAAGAAGGCCCTTGACGAAGATAAAAAGCATGATGCCTTGATCGTAGCTCCGGCTAGCTTAGTCACAAACGTAGACAAAGAATTAGATAAGCATAAGATAAAACTTGATCGTAAGAGATTACACGTTTTCTCATACGAGAAAGCGAACAATATCTCTGATGAACTAGCTAAGCATAGATACTCTATTGCTATAGCCGATGAAAGCCAAAAATTACGTAATTCAGATACTCAGCGAGCCCAATCTTTAGAACAGATATTTAGAAAAGCAGATAAGAGAATTCTGGCCACAGCCACTGCTAATTTTAATCATGGGGCCGATGTCAGCCACCAGATTAATTTGGCAGCGGGTAGGGAGGTCATGCCTACTAAGCGCAAAGACTTTGAGAACCGTTATCTAAGAAAAGTCAATAAACCACAAGGTTTAACAGATAAAATCTTAGGACGTAAACCAGAGCAAGAGGATAAGCTTATACGACAAGAAGAACTGGGAGAAATCTTTAAAGAACACGTACATATGTATGATCCTAAAGATGATCCGGCTGCTAAAGATAAATTCCCTACTATTACTGAAAAAACTGTAGAAGTAGAGCTTAGTCCTGAACAGCAGAAGTACTACAAGTTTTTAGAAGGTCAGATGCCTTTCTGGTTAAAAATGAAAGTCAGGCATTCCTTACCTCTAGATAAAAAAGAAAAGGCTCAGCTTAACGCGTTCTCCCAAGGAATTAGACAGGTTTCTAACTCAACTAGACATCTGGTTCAGAATAGGGATTCCATGAATTTTACTCCTAAGATTCAAAAGGCTGTTTCCAGCCTGGAGGCCGGGATGAAAAAAGATAAAAACTTTAAAGGATTAGTTTATTCTAACTATCTAGATGCCGGTGTAGATGAATATTCTAGAGCTTTGATAGAAAGGGGTATTAAACACGGTAAGTTCGTAGGCTCTTTATCTAAAGAAGAGAAAGACGTGTTGAAGAATGACTTTAATGCTGGTAAAATGCCTGTATTAATTGTTAGTTCAAGCGGATCTGAGGGGATAGATTTGAAGGGTGTCAAAAGAGTACAAATCTTAGATCCCCACTTTAACCCTAGTAAAATCAAGCAAGTTATAGGTAGAGCTTCTAGATACGAATCTCACACCCATCTACCTAAGGAAGAAAGAACAGTCGAAGTAGAACATTTCCTTTCTGTCCATCCTAAGGGTTTATTTGGAAAACCTCCTACGAGCATAGATAAGTACCTACGAGAAATGAGTGACGACAAGTCTGATGTCTTTGATCAGATAAAGAACGTAATGAAGGTAAATTCGTGAACCCCTACCTCACCAAACTCGCCGTCAAACTTAGTTTATATCAGGACAAACAAGGTAAGAAGCGTTGGGTAGCTGAGGATAAACCGGTTAAGCCGGGAGAGACTTTGATTAAGACTGTTTATAAAAAGAAGAAGACAAGTGTTCCAAAGAGCTAAATATTTAGAATCTTCTGATAAAAAAACCTGGAGGGCCTTAGAGGACCCGATTGGAACCGCAAAGATAGATGGGGCAAACTTTTTCGTTCAGATAGATTCTAAAGGAAAACCTCACTATATATCTCGTCGTTTAAGTGTAAAGGGTACCTATCCTGAGAGGACATCGGCTCTTCCACATCTAGACTTTACAGTCCCAGAACTTGCTGGCCAGGTCTTCAATGCGGAGGTGTTCCATTCAGGGTTTAATAAAACTCAAGTAGAGTCCCATCCCACAATCTCTGGAATATTAAACTCTCTTCCACCGAGGGCTGTGGAAACTCAGGGAAGGATTGGTCCTGCCAGAGTAGCCTTACATAACGTTATAAATCCAGAATTTCCTACCTATAAAGAAAAATTAGAACATCTTAAAAAAGTAGAAAAATTAATAGGGAAACCAGATTTAATCTTTGTTCCGCAAATTTATTCCGGGCATGAGGCAATAGATAATCTCATCCGTAGAACCAAAGAACGCGGGCAAGAAGGCGTTATAATCACTAGCTTAACCAAGCCCGAATCAGAAGGCAATGTTAGATTTAAGATCAAGCACAAACTGACCTATAACCTAGAAGTTTCTGACATCATCCAGGAGGTAGACAAGGATGGAAATATAAAACCATCTATGGGGGCCTTAGTCTTAAAGGATGCTACTGGAAAAATCGTTGGGCGTGTTGGTACGGGTTTTAGCAGAGCAGATAGAATTGATGCCTGGAATCATAAAGAGAAGTGGTTAGGCAGAGCCATCCAAGTGGTAACGATGGGTTTTGCAGTGAATGCTTTAAGAATGCCAGTTTTTAACGGAGACGCTGACGGCGACATAGACACGGTTTCCTAGTTTCCTAGTTTCTAATTTCAAGTATTTGTAATTTCTTGGTATAAGAAACTTGTAATACCCCTTAACTGGCCCTTAACTGGGTCTTTTTACGTCCTAACTTTTTAGGAAAACTATGTCATCCCCTGATAAAAACATTTCTGCTGTGTATGCCCATGCTGCTTTTGCAGTTCGCCATAAGACTGCCGTTAACGCAGAGGAAGCCATCCGTGCAGGCGTAAGGGCGGTGCATATGTGGGATAACAACGTTAAAGTCGTAACTCTGACGGTACAGTTGTATGCCCGTTATGTAAAGATCCATGGTAAGAAACAAGCGGAAACCGTGGTCACTAACCATAATCAGCGTCTGCAGCTAGGTGCAGCTCTGAGCAATCTTTGCTATGCAGCTCGTACCGGAACTCTTCCCAAGCCTTGAAAGAACTTAAACAATGAATCTACAACCTGAACGTCAACCAGAAGAAACCTTCGAGGACTACAAAGTCCGCCGCAAGGAAGGCAACGACTTTATCAAGGCTTTGCGAAAAGGATCTACTCGTAGTTCCACCCTGAAGAATCTTCACACCTCGAAGAAGGCTAGGTGGAAAGCTAGTCATCCTAAGGACTCTGGCCAACACCCTAAACTTTCCAAAGTTAGAACTAGGATTCAACACAAACATGTTCTTAGAGACGAGAACAATAACGCTTTCACTTTGACCGGGAAACAGAACCCGGAAACTGGATTTCGCCGTATGTGGGTAGCCGGCGAAAGTGCTTTAATTAAAGCTACCTAAACCCTAGGCGGAACCAGTGTTCCGCTTAGTTTTCTTTTCTTTTTTTAAAACTAGAATTAAATATGTCATCTAACTACTTTTGGTCGAGTCTTCAGAAAACATTACTACAAAGTTCATATCAACTAGGTGGACTAGCTCAAGCTCAGCAGGCTTTACCCGAGAAGCCTAAGGGGGCAATAGCCACTCAAGCTTGTCGAATGAAGCTTACGACGCCTAAACCTAGAAAACCTAAGACGTAAGACGGATAGGAGTATTAACCTCTATCTCGCCCTTTTTCAGAGCTTCTAAAACATCATGTTCGTTCTTGAATTCTCGAACGGGCTGACTGGTATCTGGCTCTGTTAAATGCATTGACCCTAATATAGCCTCATGACCGGGGGCAGCTAAAGAAGCGCCTAAACCTCTGCGGAAATCATAAATATGTTGATCCGGTAAGAGTTTCTTTTTGGCTTCTTCAATTGCCTCTGGAGTGATAGGTACGTGAATTGTCAAAGCATCGCCGTCATAGTCACCAGCATACATTTTTAAATGTATGGGATTAATGCCCAAGGTTTTACCTTTGATTGGGACTGGAAAATGAGCCGTGACGTTACTCTGCATAAGAGTAGGGGCACGATTGGCAATAACAGGGATATGCTTTATCAGCTTGGAGAAGGACGCCTGTGCAGACGGGGTCCTATCTTCAACTGCTTTTTTAGCTTCTACATAGCTATACCCATTTTTAACTAAGTCACGAATAATATGGAATGCGTACATTTTCCATATCATTTCTTCCGGTACAGCCATCTCATTAAAACCAAGGTTAGGTTCGGCATAAATCGTGGCCCGACCTGAAAAGTCTTGCTTCTTGCTTAGAATCTTGGATTGAAACAAGCCAGTCTTAGGCCCACCCTCACCACCAATTTGCTGTAAGAATCCTTTAAGCTGATTACCACGGCTGGAACCCGTGATTGCATCTCCTACACCCATAATAGCCTTTGCCCCATCATATAAAGCTGAACGCTCTGCCATTAAGGAAGAGTCATCCAGTTTATTGATCAAAGGCATAAGCTTATTATTCACCAGCATATGGTCTTTATAGAGATGAGCCACGTCCGCATACTCAATCCTATTTCCTGCCTTGGGGGTGATTGGGCGAGCCATTGGGGGGATAACGGGGATATGATGAAGAACGTAAGAGTCTTCAGGTCTGGTATCTGATTTATCTAGACTTGTCAGATATTTTAACTGCTTAACCATGCCGTCTCGTTTGGAGACAGATTTTGTTTCGTGGATTTGCTTACTAAGCTCTGCGATTTGAGTTTTTATATCAACAACAGACAGCATATCATGGATTGCTGATCCGCCGGTCTTCGGTTCAATAAAAATAGGAGTATTCATTATGGCTTTTTATAATTCAGAAGAGAGTTCAGATCCTCTCAATAGTTTAGACCGTCGAACTTGGGGTCATAGAATTAAAGATGGAATCGGAGGTTTCGATAAGTTGACCAATAGTGGGTGGCAAGAACTTTATAGAAATTTTTACAATGTAGGGGCATCTCCTGAGGATACTTTAGCCTACTTAGGTTTTAATGCCGTACAGATGGAGTTATTCTGAGAGTAGCCAGATACCTCAATCGTCTTTTTCCACTTCCACGACCTCTTCTATTTCCGGCCTTGCTTTCAATGAATTAACCTGGACAGATCTAAGTTTCTTCCCAGTCAAAATATCATGTAAATGGAATAAATCCTTATCCTCTTTAGTTACGCCGATTTTACCATGAGATATACCTTCAAACTCAGCCGTAGAGAGACCGAGAATAGACTTGATAGGTTTCTCATAGAGGGGAGAGGGGATTGGCTCGGCTAGCTTATAATGAGTCCAAAATGTACCCTTAATACCGCCGGTCAGAACAGGATCGTAGAGTCCGTGTTTCTCTGGAGTTAAGTTCTTAGAAGATAACATTAGAGGCTCTCGGATATTTCCATGCGACATATGTAAAATATCTCTATCAGTTAAAGGAGCAGCCGTTATCTTACCATCTTTTATAGTAGTCTTGATACCAGAGGCCCGTAGATAATCTAGGAATTTGTTCGTTATAAATGTAGTTTGTGGCTTAGGAAGAGGCTGTCCTGATAAGAACTTGTCCCAATACTCTTGATTACTCTCGGATTTAATCGTGGAAATTTCTTTTAAATTCTTACGGGCATTACTGCCTAATAGCCCTAAGGCTTCCATAAACCCCACGCTCTTAGACCCCTCTTCCCCGCCTTTACTTGGTTGCATGTTAGCATCATAACCGCCAGTATTTCTAGCCGACCAATTCTGATCCGAAGTTTTATACAATTTTAAGAAATACTGAGGTCCGGTAAGAATCTTACCCAATTCTTTACCAGTCCCTGGATCAACCATATGCTCAGAATCGGAAATTCCGTGGGAATCAAGTTCTTTTTTTATCTCAGAAATGTTACTGTTCTTGGAAAAATTATGAACTAAGTAAGGTTTCCCCGTTTTTGCTGCGATTTTAGCCGCAGCTGTTTCCATAAGCTGACCAAAATTTGTACGAGACGTAACAGAAGCTGGATTTAGTAGTAAATCTACATGCTTACCAGTCTCTTTTATATACGGCATTTGATGATCTTCTAGAATCAAGGACACAATTCCCTTATTTCCGTGAAGCCCAGTTAGCTTATCCCCTATTTCTAATCCTTTTACCGATCTGATAATGAATCTAACCTGTTTTGACGAAGTATGAGCGTCCACTACTTCACCGTTTTCATCATGATTCCATACTTCAGTAGCTGGACGATACGGAGTAACTAAAGTTTTGTGAAGTCTGGCCAGCATTTTATCTTGAGGACTAGGTTCTCTATGTTCTAAAACGATATAGACAGGATCTCCATGGTGTAAAATGGCCCCAACTTTAGCAAAACCGCGATCATCTAAGTTATCTAGTTGTTCTTTTGTCCACCTACCTGGAAAGAATCTAGAAATCAAAGCTTTTTTAGGCACTGAACCTTCGTTTATTTCGTAGTCTATCTTATATGCATGGTGACTAGACAGGCTATCAGCAGCGGACTTGCTGATAACAAGACCGTCTTCGTGGTTATAACCCTTCCAAGGTAGGTAAGCTACGTTTAAATTTTTACCTAGAGCTAAAGTTCCATCCTTGGTGTAGTTACTTTCAAAGAGTTGATCTCCGTAGTTAACTCTACTACCCACTGAAACAACTGGTTTCTCATCGTCGTGAAAACCCTTCATGTTAAAAGGCAAATTTTTCACAGCTTTTACCGAAGTCAAAATCCCGCTGGGATCTTTGATTACAACTTCGTGCTTAGTAGCCTTAGTCACTTCACCTTCATGAGGGGCTATAGTACTAACTACTGTGGCTAATTTTCTAACGAACGGAGTCATGTACTCATCCGTAGTCTGAACCAGAGGGGCTTCTCTGTTAACTAAGCTAAGAGCTTGAGGAATAGCTTTGCCAGCCATAGTTAACCGACCGGGATGATTACTATTCAGGAACGGAACCAGATTGGTTGTAATAGTATACATGTCCGTAGTATCACCGAGCCAATAATCTACATCTTTGACATCGCATTCCCCAAGTTCCCCTTTGATTTGAGCTTGAACTTTCTTTTTACCTTCTTGATGGGGGAAACCGACAGTAGAAGTCATCATCTCATGTACGCTAAGAGATTTTATTTTTCCATATTTATCCTTGACACGAGCATATAGGTTTCCGTCATCATCTCTTAAAGCGGAGATGGTAAATCTTTGATCAATACCGGCATGTCCAGATTCCGGGGTACGGCTAGGATCGATTATACCCAAATGAGAGGGATCAATGTCTCTAGCACTGATAGGTACCCCTCTGTCAGAAGAAATGCCGCCTTCGCCAGCTCCTAATACAGTTACCTTGGCTACGTTTTCTACGGATTCCAGAGGATTAGTTTCCGATGGTGTTGCTACTAGATTCGAATCTAGAAGATACCCAGACATGAACTTGTTGAAAGGCTTCGGGATCATATTTCCACGAATCTTTGGTCTCTCTTGGTCTAAACGATCAATTTCTCTAGCCATTCTCCCCTTGATCAATTTCACTACTTGGTGTTCTTTAGCAAATCTAGTGGTTAAGAAGTCTGGTAAGTTCTGAACACGCTTGAACTGGAGAGAGTCTCGATTGTCCTCACTTCTCTTGGCGCTAGAAACATCAGCCAAGTTCTTCATAGCTAAAAGTAAAGTTTCATGGTTTACACCGGAGAAAGATTTACCTAAAGTAGCTTTTGTAGTCTGTTCATTTAGAGCAGAATTTGCTAAGGATTCCTTAAGCTGAGCAGCCATCTGCTCCATAGAAGCATTTTCTATTTGCTTGGAGGTAGAAACCATTTTGTGGTAAAGGGCAGCTATATACCTATCTTCTTTACCAGCCGTAGCTGCTAAGTTATCATTCCAAACTTCAGGTGGAACATAATTACTAACTTCTCTAGGGCCAATTCCAAAAACTTTAGTTAACAAGGGTGCTAAAGGAGTTTTGGCACTGGTACTGTCTGGGGTAATGGTGAATAGTCCAGTCTGAGGGTCTAATTCCAATTTAAAGCTTCGACCAGACCCCGTGTTAAAGTGAGTTTCCAATCCGCCCACGTTGTCTATACGAGTATATACGCCTGGGCGTAGTTGAAGTTGATTAGCTACAGTATAGTTATTGCCTTTATATAGCAAGGTGTGCTTATTCGTCATATGGAATCCATCCATAAGCGAAAAATCCTTAGCTTCATCTACAATTTTGCCAGTTTCTTTATCGATAAGTCTAAGATCTCCCTTAATAGGATAAGTTAAGCTTTTACTTTCAAGAATGGCTTTCTTCTCATCATCATGGCTATAAATCTTTCTTTCAGCCCTGAGATTATGAGCTTCCAACCTGTATCTTTTCCCCTCTACTGGGAATTGGGTAGCTAAGCCTCTGATGAGGACTTCATCAACTTTATTGTTGATATTTACAGGCGAAGAAAAAATCGGAGTTAAGGATTTAGGATCGACAGTCATTTCTTAGCCTCTGGCTTCTTGGCCTCTTGGTCTTCTTCCATGTAACAGATCAGCATGAAGATTCTATCCATGAAAACAAAGTCTTTCTTGGATATAACGTAGACGCCTCTATTCCGTATAGCCCTAGTTTCAATACTTTCCAATTCTGTTACATCTCCGGGCTGATCTAAGTCTAGTTTTTGATACCTAATCTTGAACTTATCAGGATCCCAGGCCCCTTTCGGTAAAAGGGGTAGAATACCGGGTAAAGATCCAGGTTCTACTGGGCTAGTAGTCCCACCATTCTTGGTAATGTCTAAGTTTCCTAGATTAGTTACACTCACAGCTTATCCTCCCCTTGGCTTGCTGCTTGATCCTCTGTTTGTGGAGTTCCCGGAGCAGGTTCAGCCTTAGGTGCGTTTTGACCACCTGGAGTTGTTGCTTCTTGCTGTGCCATTGCTTCATTTTCTGCTGAAACTTGTTGTGTTTGTTGAGTCCTGCCTTCTTCTACAAGCTTAGCCACCATCAAGTACTTGGCGTAGTCAGTAACTTTGAGTTCATTGAGAACCTCTCTAGTAGTAACAGGATCTGCATTGATAAGCTGGCTAGCCATGTCTTGGCAAACCTTGAGCATTTCCATGTAGGAATCGTCTTTTTGCGTATTCTTGTTAATTTCCAACCCTTCTAGGTATTGAGACTGTTCAACGGCAAACTGGGTTCTGACGTCATGTCTAGCCTTGATCTTGGCGTCTTGCTCCATTCTACCCAGTTCTTCTTCATAATCCCTACCCAGAGCTTCGTAGACCGTAGTCATAGAAACATTGCCACCTTGTGCTAAGGCCATTAGGACGCCCTTAAGAGCCTCATCGTCTGTTAACTGGAACGGAGTTAGTCCTATTTTGGAATTAGTAATTCCTAAATATGAAGAAACTTTGGTCGTTAGCCAGTCTAGGAATTCAATGATCTGACCTACATAACTATCTAGAGTGTTTTTTAACATTCTCAAGCCGACGGTGGAACTGGTCCAGTTCGTAGTCCCACTGAGAAGTTCTAAGCTTACTCCCATACTTAATAAAAGACTTTGTTCTGCTTGAGCAATTTCTTGATTTACTAGCAAAGTCTTACCCTCACCACTTACAGCTTGATATCCAATAGGTACTGGAGCTATTAGTACGTGGTTGTTATCATTCTTATGTTTAACTAAAGCCTCTTCCATTTTAGAAACAAAGTTTCTCATGGAAATAGATACGACAGGATCAGAGTTGGCCGTTTGCGGCTGTGGGAAAATAACTCTCATGGGTGCCATGAAATCCGTAGCTATACTTTCATTAGCTCTACGGAGAGTAGCCTGGTAGAAAACTAGATTAAAGTGACTAATCATGGGAGGGATACATATACCATTCAAGGACATGCCCATGTCCACGTTTCTTAAATGGAAAATATGATCGTCGGAAAACTCAAAGTCTTTTTGTTCTTTAACAGCCTCGACGAATTCCCAAGGTGTAGAATCAATAGTCAGTCTATCCCCTAATTGAATCTTTCTTCGAATATCATTAGGAACTTTATAGTAATACTTGCTTTTCCCAGAAATTGGATTATGATTTACTGAGATATTCAAGGGATCCCAAATAATCAAGTTCATGTCATTGATATTCTTGGATTTATGCTCTGCTCGTTCAAATGTCCTTGAACTACCGCATTTAGGACAAACTCCTACCATTTCGTAATTCTTGAATTTAAGGAAACCAGCGGTCTCAGAATTATATGCTGATTTACAAAACGGGCAGGTATAAGTCCTTAAGAAAGGATAATAGAGGCTTATGAAGACATTACCAGTAGTAAAGTACTGAAATCCGATATCGTGTAATGTTGTCTTTAGTCTGAAGCTTTTTACTATCTGTTCATACTTTGATTTTACAGCCGGATCTTTAGCTTCGAAAGTAAACTTTGTAATAGGGTAAGTAGCTAGCTTACGCATCACCTCAGTAGTTACTGGGCTATGCAAAGTAATAAATCTTACCCAACGAATTACGTCATGAAGATTTCTGGGTAGAAACTGGTTCCCTACGGTAAAGAAGGGATTTCTGGTCGGAGCGTAGGAACCTGGCCCAATAGGACCTGTCGAGGATCCCAAGCCGGGGATTAGCGGTGCTTGATAGAGTGCTGTCATGGATATTCGGATTTTAGCTGAAAGACAAAATTATACCTATTTTTTTCAATATTGGCAACTGTATTTGGTATAAGTATAGTGCGGAGAAAAATAGTATCCGCAGCAACCAAGGGAAGAAGTTTTCGCAACCTAGTTCAAGGAGATCTTCATGAAGACGCTTCGCATTACTCCCGAAATCCTGGCCGCCATGAGCCCGGAAGACCGCGCCGCCGCCGAGAGGCTGGAGACGTTCGTTGACAAGGCAGCGGCCCTGCAACCGACTTTCTGGCAGCGCTGGGGCACGACCCTCAAGGGCATCGGCATCGGCGTCGTCGGCGTGGCGCTCGGCTACGGCGGGGCCACGGTGGCTCACAACCGCAAGCCCGACGGCCAGACCAGCGCAAGCTGATCCAGCCTCACGGCAGGTGAGAGGGGATGGGCAACTGCCCCTCTCTTTACCCTAACCCTACCGGAGCTGCCTATGCCAGGTTCACTAGGGGATCAACTACAGGCATTAAGAGATGCAATAAAAGTAGGAGCCCCTACCGTGTCAGTCAGAAATTCAACTCACCCCAAGTCAGAGGAAAAAGTAGTCCCGACATTGTCGGACCAAGACAACCTAGAGCCCCTGGAGCCCCCGATGCCAGGGGATAGAACATTCGAAGCTATCGATCCCGAAGGAGGCCACATGAGGCTATTCAAGGACCGGCGGCTGGAGAAGAAGACAAAAAACGATACCGTCGAGAATCCAGGCAAGCCCGAGATCATCATGAACATTCCGATGGTTGGCGGAGGCCACATGGAGGGCCCTGCGACCGAAGAACAGCAGATGAAGATCTTCGAAATCAACCTGAGAAATCAGCGAGATCAACGAGCATTGACCTTGTCTATGTTCTTCTTGAATCTCACTGCAGCCGCTGCGATTATCACGGGCATCGCTCTCGGCGTCCACGCAGAAACTAAGAAGGCTCCCTAGCCGGAACCTTGTTAGTAGACAAAGCCTCTTGATCGGGGCTTTGTTTTAGTTTATAATGCTGCTATGCCATTTTTAGACTTTACCTTAAACAATCCAAAGATCAAATCTTATCTAGAGGGATCTTCGGAATTAGCTCCTATCGGAGAATTGCTGTATGTTCATACTCATTTTATAGAACATAATTTCTTATCTGAGATAGAGGTTATGATAAATTTAGCCAGTGAAGAATTAGTCAGTTCTAATAAAAAATCTGGTGTCGGGTTAAAACTAAAAAGCCAAGCAGAAACCTTGGCTTCCCAAATAAATTCTATTACTGAAGAATCAGCACCCTTAATACTAGAAACTCTTAGACGAATTTATCAACTTTGCAAGGTTTTAATCAAATGAAATTCAAAATTAAGAGTACGGGAGATATTGTTGAAACAAAGATATCCTGGTTTTTTGAAAGATTCATTCGTCGGGAACTTCCTCGACAAGAACTTTTTTTTAGTACCCTGTATGGGTTTCACTTTAATTCTTTTTCCGAATACTGGTTAGAAATAGGTCGTAAAAATACCTTAGTAGAGATCATAGCCAAGCAAAAGAAGAAGGGTATAAAAGGTATTTCTTTCGAAGAAATGTTACAGAGAGTTTCTATCTCAGAATTTGGATCCGGGGTAGGAGTCATCCTTTATAATATAAATACTTACACCCTCGGGAGAACCTTGGATCGCTTCGAAGGAGTTTCCGTCGGAGTCTTTAATGAAGATTATGTGTTCATTCAAATGGACTCCAGAGAACAGGCACGAAAACTCATAGAAAGAACCCCAGATACTTTGGCTGAAGCTATTGCAATAGACAGAGGCCTTATTTTTGATAGGAATTTTGAACCATGAAGGGTTACGTGTACTTAGATAATGATGATAACTTGAACGTACGGACATTGGAATTTATTGAAGGTGAAGATCCAGGATTTTGGGGTAGAAACGCACATTTCATAAATATAGTCTGGAAGTTTGATTCAGAAGACAAGGCTGGTATGTATGACCTATTATCTTCCCTTAAGAGAAAAGAACTACCCACGAGAAAAGTCAGTGACTTTTGTAAATCAATCGGATTTAACTTGGAAGCTTTCGTAAAAGAGCGAACACCAACTAATGCAAGTAACTTTTAGTCAAAATAAAAAATATGTTTTATTCATACATAAGGACCATAAAGAATATAAGGCATTAACCAAATTTCCAGCTTTTATAAAAGTAGACCAGTACTACGGTTGTCATGCAGTTTTACCGGTTGTACATAATGTAATAGCTAGATGTACAAGGCACTTTAGGGTAGAGCTTTCCAACGAAGTACAAACGTGGCTGACAGAGCCTTTTAAACTTAAAGTCATTCCAGAAAATTTTGAGTATTTTACTAAGCCTAAGGACTTCCAGGAAATAGCTTTAAGGTTTCTTTATACCCTAGGATCTGCAGGGATTCTGTTAGATCCAGGTATGGGTAAGTCTAAGGTAATCCTTGATTACATAGCTTTACAGGGATTTAAACGTAGTTACATAATTTGCCCAGCCCCTCTATTATTCGTCTGGGAAGACGAAATACTTAGACATAGACCTGATCTTACATACCATGTCCTAGGTTCTACGGATTGGGAAGTAGAGCTTCCTAAATTAGTAGATAAGCAAGTGGTTATTCTTAATTATAACAAAGCAGTTATACTTAAGCATAGACTAAAGGAATTGGATACGGATTTTATTCACGTCGATGAATTTCTCATCAAGGATCCTTCTACTAACAGAACTCAGTCCATAACTGAACTTTCAAGGAAGATTCCTTACCGGGCTGGGGGATCAGGGACTTTGATTAATAATTCTCCAATGGACGCCTTCTGTCCTACTAGATATTTACAACCTTCTCTGGTCGGTTGGAACTATAGTAACTTCCTGAATACTTATGCTGTCATAAAAGAAGCTAAAGCTAGATTTGATTCAGAGACTACAAGAAAAGTTATAGTGGCATTTCGAGGTAAAGACGAGATAAGAGCTATTCTTGAAAGTTGTTCTATCGTCATGACAAAGGACAAGTGGTTAAAGTTACCAGAAAAGCATTTTCACGACATCTATGTTCCAATGGGGGAGACTCAGAAGAAGTCCTACTACCAATTAATGAAGAACTATTATCTTCAAGTAGGAAACAAGGAGATTTTGATTGATAACCCTTTAGTAATGCTCTCAAAGCTTTACCAGATTTCTCAAGGATTTCTATATCTGTATAATGAGGAAGAAAAAGAAGTTGAAGCAGAGCTTTTAGCTGGAGAAATCAAAGCTAAGAAAAAGAAGAAGAAATCGGACAGGGAGGTATATTACTTTCCAGAACAACCGAAGATTGAAGCCTTGAAAAAGTTACTTCAAACTACGCTTTCTGATAAAAAGTGCATGATCTGGTTTAACCTGGATGGAGAATTTCAGCTAATCCAACAGTTGTTGGACGAACTTGGAGAGTCTTATCTTTCTATTCAAGGTGGAGACAAGAAACTCGGAGAAAAGGTTAGACGATTCAACAAAGATCCTTCTATTAAAAGATTGGTTTGCCAGGCTAAATCAGTAAACTATGGTATTACTGTGTTAGGTTCTAAAAAAGAAGAGTTGGAAGACGAGGATGTTGAGGTTTTCCCAGGGGTAGATCCTTCAGTTTGGAACCAAGTCTTCTATAGTATCAACTTCAGCCTGGAAGTTTATTTGCAGCAGCAAGATAGAATCCACAGATTAGGACAAGAACACGAATGTCACTACTATAGAATCTTTGCTTTAAGCCCGGTGGAAACTAAATTAAGAGAGACTATTGCTGATAAAGTCTACCTGAAAGAAGAAATGCTGGTAGACGTTGTTGAAACCTTGTTAAGTACCGAGGAAACCTCGGAAGTTGATAATTCAATTTCTTAGTTGTAATTTGGTATAAGAGTTATGTATAGCAGCACACGCTAAACACTTGGATAAGGGAGAGTCCAGTGATAGGTGAAGTGACAATAATTAATGACCTACGGGTCGTTAAAACCGCAAGGTTGCTTGCATACAACTGAAGTTGTGAGTTAATTTCAGGTTCCCATGCCGGGGGCCTGAAGTGTTTTAGCCTGCTGTTAGACAATCCCCACAATCCCGCACCCTTCCTTAGCAAGGATTACAAATGAAGTCGGATACAATAAAGTACAACGAGGCAATAGAAAGGAACTTCTTCTCGTTCAAGCGACGGTTTCACGAAGACTCTCCCGGCATGGTGAAGGGCATTGCCGAGCGTTCGCTGGAACTTGTCAAGACCTGGATCGGTGTTCGCAAGAATGACACCAGCTTAGACGGTGAAATTAGCACCATCATCGCCGAAGCGAAGAAGAAGGTCGAAGCCGGCCAGAAGAAGGCTGAAAAGTCCGAAGTCAAGGCTGAAAAGCTTGAGACGATTTCGGCCAAGAAGCCAGTAAAGAAAGACAAAAAGGCAGCCGGTTAACCTGGTTGTCCCAAGAAGACGAGTCACAAACCCGTCTTTTAACCAGGAAAACAACCATGAACCAAATCCAATTTTTACGAGTTTGTTCTGATCTTCATCTAGAGTTCAGAACAAGAAAACAGACAATACCGGAAATCCTTTCTGAAGTCTTACCTGTCGATGCAAGAGATGAAGACTCGATGTTGATTCTGGCAGGAGACATTTCTTCTTATTGGCCTCATTTCCCAATTATTTATCAAGAATTGCATCCTCGTTTTGCCAAGATCTTGCACGTTCCTGGAAACCACGAGTACTATGGGAACGATTTAGATCTGTGGACAAACTTTGCCAAGCAGCAGGAGCAAATCTATGACGATGGGAATAAACCGATCTCTGTTGTAAACCAAGAGTATTTAAGAGGTATTCTTGGCGGACGGATAACGATTTTCGCCATAACTCTTTGGGCCTCAGGTGGCACAAACCCGTTCGAGAATTCGGCTGTGTCGAAGACGAATGATTTCCAATATATCAGAAAGGGACTCAACAAGTTTACCTTGAAGGATATGCAGGATTTGAGTAAAAAGCAGGTAGCCATGCTGGAAACCGGGCTTCGAATGGGTACTGGTCCCAAGATCGTAGTCACCCACCATCTCCCCTCTTATTCTCTGTGTGATCCTAGGCATTCTCCTAGTTTGATCGATGGACTCTTTGCCTCTAACTATAACCACTTGCTTTCCGGTGAGTTTGCACCTAAAATCTGGATCTGCGGCCATATCCATCACCACATTGACAAAGTTCTTGGGGATACTAGAGTTGTCTGTAATCCTCTTGGATATCCTAATGAGGAAGCCGGGTATGAGCCACGTTGTTTCATTGATTTGAGCGAGGTGGTATGATGATCGTTACGGCTGCGATCAAAGGCTATGCTAGAATCCCTGGAAAGACGGGTTTAGCCATGTGGGAAATTGGAGAGGTGAGAGGTGAAGAAAGTGTACTTGAGTACCTGCTTCATCAAGTAAAACTAGAAGCGGAACAAGTTTCCTCGCCGAAAGAATTCAAAGGCCCGGCTTTGCTTTTGATTGAGAACGTAAAAGTTCAGGTAGACCAAGTAGAACCAGGGCCGGAAAGAGCTTGAAATGAACGTAAAACAATTAAAAAGATTTCTTGATCAAATCCCGGATTCAGCTCAAGTAGTTGTTCCGGGATTTGACCACACCTATGTAGAGACTCATGCAAGATTTGAAACGGCTTTAGTGAGTCCTGAGACGGGAATCTTGATCGAAGATTTTGGCGAAGAAATAACCCCGTGGAAGAAACATGGACGACGGGTAGAAGTGGTTATAATAGGTGGAAACTAAGTTTCAATTTCTTAGTTGTAATTTGGTATAAGATTAATGCAGGGAAAGGATATTTTGGAGAAGTGTCCGAGTGGCTTAAGGAACCGGTCTTGAAAACCGGCGACTCGAAAGGGTCCGTGAGTTCGAATCTCACTTTCTCCGCCAGCCAACGCGGGTGTAACTCAGGGGTAGAGTCTCAGCCTTCCAAGCTGTAGGTCGCAGGTTCGATTCCTGTCACCCGCTCCAAATCCAGTTTCCCCCGAAGTTCGCCCCCGGCTTTCCTCCCTGGCCGTCGGCATCGCTCAGCTTCGGGGATTTAAGCCCACCGCCGTAATGCCCGCAAACACTGGGGTTGCACTGCGGTGGGCTCGTTTTGACAACCGTTTCGCCCGGCCTGTTTCGTGAGCTTCTCCGCGCCTCCCCGCCGGATGAGCTTAGTCCCGTTGGTATACACCAGTCCTTCGCAAGTTACCTGGTGGATCTCCAAAAAATCCTTGGTTGAATTGGGTAGGGACAGGTCGGGCACCTATTTTGCAACAGGAGAAAAGACAATGGAAGAATCGGACGCCGAATTCATTGCCCGCCTGAACAGGATGCTCTTTGAGCATAAGCGGGACAACCCCCAATCCAAGAAGGCACAAGAAATCGTGTCTGAAGCCGCCGATCGTCAGGCGATTCAGGCCTTCCTTCAACCTCTAACCCGCCGCCAGTCGGACACTGGCTCAACTGCAACCAAGGAGAACTGAGATGGCAAGCGAAAAGGCTGCGAAGCCGACGTTCGAGGACTTCCTCGACGAGAACATGCTGGACGCCAGCGATGCTGAGACGACGGCTGCGATGACCGAGCTGAAGGCCGAGCTGGTCAAGGAAAAGGCCGTCAGGATCAAGGCCCGTGGCAAGACGGTCTATGACCACTTCTGCCTCCAGATCGAGGACGTCCGCTCCGCCGACCGCTCTGGCGCCAAGGCTCGCCGCCGGATGAAGGCCCTGAAGGAACTCCTGCCGAAGGTCGGCAACTTCAAGGACGACTACGAGTTCCGTACGGCTTTGCAAGAGGCCAACGGCACTCCCTGAACTTCGGTACCGGCCAACCCAACCCAGACCAGCCCTGATAAGGCTTGGTCTGGCCCTTACCCCCGTCCAAACTTAACTGATGATTCTTGGACGTTAAAGAAAAGATGGAATCCCTCCTTAAAGGAGTTGGGATGTTAAATTATATGTGGACGGCCTCTTGAAGTGCCTTGTGCCAAGTATGGATGCCGAGTGCCAGTGTTATCTCCAAAAGGGATTTCCCGAGCCAATCTCTTGTTGTAAGAAGCCGGCGGACTGAATTCTCCGGAAGGAGGGTTGTCCGCCGTGTTTCCCTTAAAGACTTTTTACCCCTGGGCTTTATTTGATTATTATGGAGTCCAGGGCTAAAGATGTAAAAATATGGATGACCTAAATATATTATGATTTTATTAACCAGGTTCCACGAAGCGCCTTGTGCCGAGTAGTGATACCTAGTGCCAGTACCTTACCCCTCTCCGTAAAAGGAACAGGAACTCCCTGGGAGGACAGGTCCGTGCCAATCTCTAAAACTCTGGGGTCAAACTGGTTTATAATTATATAAATAATTATATTACGAATGATGACCTCGCTATCCGGACAAGTGCCTTGTGCCAGTTCTTGGTAGCAGCTTGGGGAGCATGAACAAACGTGGGGGGCTAGCTCAGTTGGTAGTAGCAAGATCCTTTTAAGATCGAGGTCATGGGTTCGAGTCCCGTGCCCCCTACCACGATTCCAATCCAACTCAACAAGGAACTAACCTAATGAAGTAGATTCAACCTCGTTTTCACCCACAATTCGTTTGTTGGGTCCTCGATCGAAGCTGGTGAAGGCCTGGGCACCTGAGTCCCAGGCATAATTAAAAATTAAAATAAACTTGCATACTGATGTATTACTAAGTATAATAAATGTTTAAATTATTTAGTTAGTAGTGACCAATTATTTAACCTATTCTTTTAGAATCAAAGACTCTAAAAAGTCTCTGAAAAGAGAGCTTTTTGAAAAAGCTAGGGCAGTAAATTTCGTCTGGAACTTCTGCAATGAGACTCAACTAGCGGCCCTACGAAAGGAGAAACTTCCTTGGGAAGGGCCTACCGGATTTGAGTTATCTAATTTAACGGCAGGTTCTAGTAAAGAACTTAGGATACCTGCAAATACTATCCAAAGTATTTGTACTGAATATGACACAAGACGTAGAAAAACTAAGAAAAAAGCTTTAAAGTGGCGCAGTAAAAAATCTTTACCTTGGATACCTTTAAAAACCAACTCTTTAATTATAAATCTTGAAAGTAATAGTGCTCGTTTTTCTGGACTAGAATTCAAGTTCTGGAATTCAAGACCTATTAAAGGTACTATTAAATCTGGCAATGTCGTTAGTGACAACCGAGGCCGCTGGTACTTAAATCTAACCTGTGAAGTTCCTGAAATCTTTGGTCCAGTAAAAAGTGATTCTGTTGGAATTGATTTAGGACTTAAAGATATAGTTGCTTTAAGCACAGGTAAAACTGTTAAGGCCGTCAGATATACTAGACAATATGAAAATAAATTAGCAAAGGCTCAAAGAGCAAACAAAAAGAAACAAGTTCAAAATATTCACAAGAAAATTGCCAACTCTAGAAAAGATTTTAATCACAAACTTAGTACCGAAATAGTGTCTAAGTTTGGAACTATAGTAGTTGGGAATGTAAGTTCAACAGACATAATTGCTAAAGATAATATGGCAAAGTCTGTTTATGACGCTGGCTGGTTTCAGCTAAAGACCTTCCTCAAATATAAAGCATCAGCTAGAGGGTCTGTCTATAAAGAAGTGAGTGAGAAATATAGCACTCAGATATGTTCTGAATGTGGCTGCATTTCAAGCTCGTCTCCAAAGGGCGTTAAAGGTTTAAAAATAAGAGAATGGTCCTGCAACCATTGTGGAACAAAACATAATAGAGATATAAATGCGGCCAAAAATATTCTCCGATTCAGGCATGAATCGCCACCGAAATTAGATTTAATAAAACCTGATTTTGAAGGGAATCCTATGTTTTTAAATAGGGGGATGTCGTGAAAGAAATTGTAGGTGATCTTTTAGCCATCGAACGCGGAATCATTGTTCATGGCTGTAATTGTCAAGGTGTAATGGGTTCCGGAGTAGCTTTTTTAGTCAAACAAAAATTCCCTAAAGTTTTCAGAGCATATCAAATTCTTCATACAGAACGCAATATGCACTTAGGGGATATCCAAGTTTGTATTCATGCTCCAAACGTAGATTTGACTAGTAAATATGGAGCTTGGGTAACGAATGATATTCCCGAAAACGTAATCGTTATCAATGCCTTTACCCAGTTTGAATATGGCAGAGATAAGAGGCATGTCGATTATGATGCAATCGCAGCCTGCTTCGCCAAGGTAAAAATGATAGCCAGAGATACTCATCTTCCAGTTTATTTCCCTACTATCGGTGCCGGACTTGGTGGGGGGAAATGGGAAGAGATTGCTCCAAAGATTTGCAATGCTCTTGGCCCGGACATTGAAGCCACCGTGGTTCGAATAAAAAGCTAAAACTAATTTCAATTTTTACAATTAGTTTGGTATAAGAATAGTACTCAACCAAGGAGTATTTATGTCCGAACTTAAGGGATTCTCTGTTTTCAATCCCAAACCTCCGCCAGTTGGGGAATATGTGGCTTGGACGACGATCGATGACATCCTCGGTGTCATCATCCACAACTACCGCAAGAAGAAGGGGTTGAAACAAGAAGAACTGGCTGTCCAGGTGTACAGAAGTAGGGAGTGGTTGGCCAAGATAGAACAGGGTAGACACCCCTGCCACCTATCCGCCATGATCGCCATGTGCTGGTCTCTGGACTTGCCATTCGTGGAGCTTCTCCAAGAACTGGATGCAACAGAGCAAGACCTTCGCCGGGACAAGGTCAAAGTAGTCTTCGACGTTCGTGACGCCGAAGGTACAGAATACGACAAGACTCAGCTGATCCAAGGCTAGAGCCGAGTTTGGACAAGGTTAAAATCTTGTCTTTAGCTTTTAGTTGAATTTGGTTTCAACCGTGGTGAATTTGACAGTTACTTCAATAGAATCGAAAAACACTGTCAAAGTATGGTTCCCGGTTTAAATAAAAGTTAAGCGTGGTGAATTTGAGGGTTACTTCGTCTAAATAGTATCCACCCTCAAAATATTGTTCCCGCTTTGAAAAATTAGTTTTAAACATGGTGAAAAAAGAGTTACTTCAAGGGAACCCTCGTCGCAAGACACCTGGAGGTTCGAGACCTTCCCCTGCCACACTGGGGCGGGGTGGCGGAATTGGTATACGCAAGGGTATAAAGCTCTCTTTTGTTTGTTCCTGTTTAGATAAGGATCTGTATGAGTCATTACAGCGATGCTTATGAATATGAAGCTGAAAAAGCGGCAAAAACCAAGAAGCAAGAAGTAGAACATATTGCGGACAAAGTTGCAAAATTACGTAGGGAATTAGAAATTTATAACTTTGTTCCTCAAAGATTTAAAGACAGTTTGCTAGATTTAGAAAACTATCTTGAGTATAGACTAAGCTAAACAATTCGTACTAGAACGTACGACTACGTGTTATCCAGGTTTGGCAACATGCCGGTTCGATCCCGGTTAGGATAAGTTCTCTCGTAGGCGTCTTTGTTTGGCTTAGTCTTTAAATTTAACGTGGTGATTTAGACAGTTACTTCACGCCTAATGAAGAGGTCGGCGGTTCGAATCCGTCCAGGTCCTTCGGGGTCTGTAGCTCAGTTGGTAGAGCGCTAAAATTTCTGTCTTAATTTGTTCCCGTTATTAAAAGGATAAAAATGGAATTACTCATTCAAATTGCCCTTTGGTCCTATTTATTCTTTGCCGTGTCAAATCTTTACTATGACGGTAAAGAGTTGGTTGGGATGATTAAAGAAGATTTAGCAGAAAGAGATGCAGCAGAAAAATATAATAAGTACTATCGTGGTAGAGTCACAATAGGCGTCGTATTTCTTATGTTGGTCACTTCTCTTACTCCCTTTATAAATATCTTGTTCTACCTGGTTAATGTATTAGATGCCCACATAGATTTTATTAAAGAATCTTTTGATAAATACTTTAATTTTCCATTGGTTAGACCGAGAAAGCCTAAAGATAACTGATTTTTAAACGTGGTGTAAAAAGAGTTACTTCAATCCCAAGCTGCGAACGTAGGTTCGATTCCTATCATCGACCGCAAGGTGATGTCGTCTAGTGGTTAGGACAGCTGCTCTTAAGCTCTCTTTTGTTTTGTTCCCGTTATAACTGTAAAAATTAACATGGTGTATTTGACAGCTACTTCACAGCTAATGAAAACCAACTGTCAAAGTTCGTTCCTGTTAATAAAATTTTTATTCCTCTAACTCTCAAGGATTAAACATGTTCGATAATCTGGTTTTAGATGGTGCCGATGTTCGTATGCATACGGACATTCGTACTGCTGGTGGTGCCGGTATGCTGGCAGCTCGTCAGTCCAACTTGCAAGAACTCCGCAGACTCACTCTCGCTTTTTTACTTTGGGATAACCAAGCTTACGTCAGCTCTAATTCCAACCAGAAGGCAATCAAGGATTTAGTTGCCAAGTGCAACCCTGAAGACGTGGCTGACCTGGCTATCGAGATCAGAACCAAGCAGAATCTTCGTCACACTCCGCTGTTCTTGATCAGAGAACTTTTTCGTCGGCCAGAGGCCCGGATTGTTGCCGGTAAGGCTTTGCCGAAAGTGATCCAGAGAGCCGACGAGATTACAGCCTTCCTAGAGCTGTATTGGAGCGAAGGTAAGGTCCCACTAGCTGCCCAGGTTAAGAAGGGCCTTGCTGAGGCTTTAAACCGCCTTAACGCCTACTCGGCAGCCAAGTACAAGGACGAGGATAAGAGCATTGCTCTTCGTGACGTCATGTTCCTGACTCATCCGAAGCCGAAGGATGTCAAGGCCACGACCAAGTGGACCAAGGTTGAAAGAAAGGTAGCTCCTATTCGTCTGGAACCTTCTGAGAAGGAAACGTT